GTTTGAAGATGGTAAACCTAAAATATGGATTGAAACAGATTCAAAAGGATTTAGAACAAGAGTTACGCAACATGATGGATTCAAATCACGTGAACCTGAAAATAGTATACTAAAAACTATACAGGATATATTAAAAGTGCCAACAAATTGTCCCGAATGTGGTACTAATATGCGTAGTAAAGAAAAAAAATTAAATTTCAAATTTTATCATAAAAGAAAAAAATGCTTTGGTTGTGTGATAAAAGAAGAAAGAAAAGTTAAAGAACAGGGAGCAGAGGCATGGCAAGAATATCAAAACAAAATATTGTTAGCAAATGCTGAAGCTTGGTTCAAAGATGCAGATAAAGAAGTTGAAATACTTAAGACTCAAGTAAAAGAAACAATTTGGGGTAATGCACAAGGAGAATCAGAAACAGTAGATGTATCAGCATTTATTGAAAAGATGGAAAAGGATTATCAACAATTAAAAGATAATATAAGAAATACATTTTCGGAATAAATTATGAAACTATCAAACCTAATATTAGAAAATGCAGAGGCAGAAATAGAAGATGTATTTGATGATCTTGAAAAGGACATTCAAAAATTAGACTTAGATGCGCCTGAATCGGAAGCTATTGGTTTAACATTAGCTGGGGTTGCTTTATCGTTTGGTGAAATATCTAGATTATTAGGAAAGTTTGTAAACTTAATAAGTAAGATACCAGGATTCAAAAGTTTATCCGGAGACAGATTAGTTGCCTTTGGAGAAAAATTTCATCATAAAATTATTGGAGCATTTGAAAAAGTTATTAAATTAGCCGGAGTAAAAGATGCTGCAAAAGCACATAAAGCTGCAGAGATACTTCATATGGTAGTAGTTGCTTTATTATTATATAAAGGTGTTGGATCGGCTGCACAAAAATTTGCAAAAGGTAAATTAGCCGGAGCCACTTTCAAAGGTATATTAAATGCAGTTAAAAGTAATGAATTAGGAGTGTTCTTAAAGAATGCATTTAGTTCATTAACATAAATTAAATAGGAGAAAAGTTATGGGTTTAGGATTAGGAAAATTATTTTCAGGTGGAGCCGGAGAATTGGTTGAATCAGTTGGTGGCGTACTTGACAATCTAACAACTTCAAAAGAAGAAAAACTAGAAGCAAAACGTAAAATGAAACAATTAGTTTCAGATTACGAAACCAAAATGGAACAAAATATTACTGATCGTTGGTCAGCTGATATGAATTCTGATTCTTGGTTATCAAAAAATGTAAGACCATTAGTATTAATATTTTTAGTAGTATGTACAGTATTAATGATTTTTATTGATGCAGGAACAATTCACTTCACAGTCGAAGAAAAATGGACAGACCTTTTACAATTAGTATTAATAACAGTTATTGGTGCTTATTTTGGTGGTCGTTCATTCGAAAAAAGAAAAAAATAAGCAGTTCTTTTATTTGTTTTTCTGCAAATAATTTCTTATATTAAGGTATAATATGGCGGTAAAGAAAACATTAAAAGAAATAATACGTGATGAATATAAAAAGTGTTCTGTTGATCCAGTACATTTTATGCGTAAATATTGTATTATTCAACATCCTACTAAAGGTAAGATGTATTTTAATTTATACCCATTTCAAGAAGAATCATTAACATCATTATCTGAAAACAGATATACGGTTATTCTTAAATCTAGACAGTTAGGAATTTCAACTTTAACTGCTGGATATGCATTATGGAAAATGCTTTTCAAAACAGATTATAATGTATTGGTAATCGCAACAAAACAAGATGTAGCAAAAAACCTTGTGACAAAAGTTAGAGTAATGCATGATAATTTACCAGCTTGGTTAAAAGGTAAAACAATGGAAGATAATAAACTTTCATTAAGATTCAAAAATGGTTCACAAATTAAAGCTATATCATCAAAAGGAGATGCAGGTAGATCGGAAGCATTATCATTATTAGTATTAGATGAAGCAGCATTTATTGATCGAATTGATGAAATATGGACCGCGGCTCAACAAACATTAGCAACTGGTGGAGGTGCAATTATGTTATCAACACCAAATGGTACAGGAAATTTATTTCATAAAACATGGTGTGATGCAGAAGCCGGAGGCCAATTTCATCCAATTAAACTACATTGGACAGTACATCCAGAACGAGATGAGGCCTGGAGAGAAATGCAAACACAGTTATTAGGAGAAAAATCAGCAGCTCAAGAATGTGATTGTGATTTTATAACTTCTGGTCATACAATCGTTGATGGTCCTATCATTCAATGGTATGAACAAACATATGTAGAAGAACCAAAAGAAAAAAGAGGATTTGATTCTAATTATTGGTTATGGGACTATCCAAATTATTCAAAAGCATATGCAGTAGTAGCTGACGTTGCTCGAGGAGATGGAGGAGATTATTCAGCATTTCATGTATTAGAAATAGAATCAATGACACAAGTTGCAGAATATAGAGGAAAAATAGGTACTACAGAATATGGTAATATGTTAGTATCTGTTGCTACAGAATGGAATAATGCATTACTAGTAATAGAAAATGCAAATATAGGTTGGGCAGTTTTACAAGTTGCAATAGATAAAGGATATGAAAATTTATATTATTCCTATAAACAAGATGCATATGTTGATGAGAATGTACATTTAAGAAAAGGTTATGACTTAAAAAACAAATCTCAAAAAGTTCCTGGGTTTTCAACCACATCAAAAACACGTCCATTAATTATATCAAAGATAGAAACATATTTTAGAGAAAAGTCTCCAATTATAAAGTCTAAACGATTGATAGATGAATTATATGTCTTTATATGGAACGGCCAGCGAGCAGAAGCTCAACGAGGATATAATGACGATTTAATAATGTCATTTGGAATTGCATTATGGGTACGAGATACTGCATTAAGATTACATCAACAAGGAATGGATTTATCAAGAAAGGCATTAGGACATTTTGGTAAATCACAAGGAGTTTATTCATCCGGAAATGAAAAAGCCGACGGATGGAAATGGAATTCTGGAGATAAGGACAATGAAGATTTAACATGGCTTTTAGGTAAGTAAGATATTTATATAAAATTGGAAAATTATGGCAGATAAATCATTAAGAGCACGTTTAACCAGATTATTCGCAACTAATGTAGTTGTTAGAAGAATTGCAAAAAATAGACTTAAAGCTGTTGACACAAA